TCGTACCTGGCGCGGTGATGTTGTCGACGGTGTACTGCGTGACGTTGCCTGCGTTAGCAAGTACAAACTTATACGCCGAACCAGCCGTCAAGAAGATGTCAGCGCGGCCTGCGGAGTCAAGAATGATCGGGTTGGTGTTGGGCGTCGTCTCTGCGGCGGTCGTGTAGGTTGTCAGCGGCGTGGTGGTCCCGGCGATGTAGGTGTACAGCTTGCCAGCCGTCAACGGATTGCCGTTGCCGTCCAGAAATTGAAACTTGAATACTGGTGCGATGGTAGCCATACAAGCCTCAAAGATTGTTTGTCACGGTCAAGATGACCGAGGGGATGCCCGGAACCGGCGCCGAAGCTGCCGCAGCAAGTATTTGACAGCTTGTATCGTCGGTGGACCACATTATTTCAAAGTAGTCGCCAGCGTTAAATTCGTGAAGGTAATTCCACGCAGCCACAATTTCAGCGTTGTTACCTTGGATGCGGACTTGGGATGCCGAGTCGGGCACATTTACGCCGTTAACACGCAGCCAGATAAAAATAAACGCGGTGCCACCAGAGATTTTATCGAGCTGCGCTGAAAACTCAATGTTGAAGATGCCTGGCCGATCAACATAGATGCGCGACGTCGGCGTGCCAATGGTCACACCTCGACTAAAGCCAACCGAGTTGAACGTCATGCCGTACGCGGTGTTGATCGATGCGGCGGTTTGCGTAGTGGTGTCGTAGAAATAGCCGTACCGCGTCGTTACAAGTTGAGGTGTCTGTGCCGCCGGGTCAACCTGCAAGTCTTCCAGCGTGAATTGATTCTGCCCCAGCCCCAAGAGCGTGAACGAGTTGTTGAAAAAGCGGTACCACTCGCGCTGCATAGTGTTGTCCGGCCCTTCGATAACCGGCACACGTTGCGCGGGGATGCGCGTGATATTAGGCATTGGTGCCGCTCGCCAGCAATTCGGCGCCCATAATGGCGACGTTACCAAAGCCAGATCCGCTGACCTCATAAACGCGATCGCGCAGCTTGGTGGTCATGCCCAGCCGACGCCAAATAACGCGCTGGCCGGTCTGGCCTTCATAGCCCATCGACACGGTGTGGAGGTTAGACCACGTATGCCCGCCGTCGTCTGACCAGCGCAGACTGGCAAGCATTTCTGATGAAGCGCCAGTGGTGCTAACCACGGCCACCGAAGACGTGCCCGCTTCGCAATCAAGTTGCAAGGTGTGCTGGGCTGTGCGCTTTAGCGTGTTCTCGCCCGACGGCAGCGCCCGCCACGACCGCAGCCACACCTGACGGCGTGCGTTGGTGAACTCATTGTTGAAGTACGAGAAATCGTAGTAGCCAATCTCAGGCTCAGTATCATGCCCTACGTATACGCGCGTACCAAGCGCCGCTATGCAAGTTGGCGTGTGACGGTTTAGCTCGCTGGTAGTGCTAGAAATGTAGCCGCGCTGGTGCCACATGTTAGTGGCCGCATCGTAGACCCACGTGACGTTGGCAGTGGGGAACGTCAGCACGTAAAACATGTGCCCGTCTTGCTGGTAAGTGTAAGCGATAGCGTCCGAGATCGTCGAGTACGTCTGGATAGCGTACTCGATGGCGTGCGTCGAGATGCGTTGCGGCTGGTAGCCACGGGCGCGGTAGACCATACCAAAGCCACGCGCGTCAGCCGACAGCCAGAAGACGCTGTTGTCCATCTTGGCGACCGAGTACGGCGCAGCGCAGCCTGTCTCAAGAAACGCGCCTTGGATGGGGGCAAGCGGGTAGTCTGGCTGGCCAGCGTCGTACCAGACCTCGGTCGAGTTGTTGCCGAAGATCCAGATTTCTTTGTGATCGACGATCAGTGACACCACGTTGTCTGGCGAGGCTTCAGCGCTTGCAAACGACAGCGGGTCGACGCTGGTACCATCAAACAGTTCCGTTACCCACACGCGCTGGCTGTTTGGCTCATTGAACACAAAATAGCCGTTGATGTAGCCCACGGTAACGGCGCCTGGAAAGTCGGGGTCGCCGATCTTTGCAAACGCCGTCGTGTTGATGTTGTAGATGTAGCCGTCTGGGTTGGTGGCGATGAAGATCTGTATGCCGTTGTCCACCATGCTGACAGGCCCGGTGCCAGAGATGCTGGAGCTGATAGTAGTGGGCGTGACGATACTTGTGCCAATGCCTGTTAGCGATATGAACCGCGTGCCGACAACCGCGTACAGCACGCCCTTCACAACCCACATGCCGCGAACGCTGCCGGTGCCGCCTAACGGAAAAATGCCTGAAATTCCCGGCACCCGCTGAAAGTACGCCGCCGTCTTGCCGCCATCCGGGGTCGACTCCGGGTACATGTTGACGAGCCGGTTGTCCGCAGCGTTGATGCTGCGAGCAACGTACGCGGCGCCGAGGATGGGCGATTTCATTAGAAATTGCCGGCGTAGATGTTGTAGCGCTGACGATTCCCAACGATGCTGTACGGGATTGACATCAGATCGTCAGGATTGTTGATGCGCTTCAGGTTGCGCTTGGACGTCATTGCAATCCGCTGCACTTGCCGGGACGGCTCAACGCCGTACTCAGGGGCGATCTCGCATGCCAGGTTGTAGCGAAAGCAGCGGAAGTAGCCTGGCGGAAACAGAATCGGGGTGCTAAGCGCAGCAGGTTGCGTCAGCTCTTGCACCGACACAATGTGAAACTCCAGCACCCGCGTGGGCACTGGGTAGATGTACATCTCGACGTTGGGGAACGTCATGTTGGTCCACATGACCTGCGGATAGGTGCTGCTCACCGTCTTTAACGCAATCCCGTTGTACTGCTGCTGGTTAATGAGTTTCAAGCCGTACGAGACGCCGGTGGTCGGGTCTTTGAAGTAGGTCGAGTCGTCAATCATAATTGGGCGGTTGCCCACAAAGTCGCCTGTCGGCCCGAGCGTGCGGCTGATCGCCGTGGCGGGCCAGCTAAAGACCTGATCCTGCGTCGAGAACACCGCAAGCCGCTCGGTGTTCCATGACTCGATCATCTCGTTCATGGCAATCAGCGCGTCTTCTGACATGGCTGCCGAAGGTGTTTCGGCCTCCGCCAGCACGCCCAGCAGCCGCAACGCACCGTTGATCAGGTCGCCTGCTGTAGCCTCGTTACCGCTAAGCGTGAGTACAGTCATGTTAGTACGTTACCTCAGTGGTTTCTAGTTTGCACACCCACCGAATAGTGGTTCCAGCTTGGCCCGTTACGGTAACTGCGAGGCCGCCGTTTGTCGTGTCGGCAGTCAACGCCACCGCCCAAGTAGACGCACCAGCATCCCCATACGGACTGCTCACCGTCGAGCCTGTCAGGGTCGTAGCCGCAGCGTTGGCGCCGCGTTTAATCTGCCCATCAAACGTCCATGATTTTGTATCGCCTGCTCCAGTTACGTTGGCAATCACGGAGCCTTTAAAATAATAGGCGCTATTGTTTGGCAGGATGAGCTGGTTGGTCGTGCTTGCGGCGGATGTATTGCTTCGAATAACAGTCGGCGTTGCGTCAGTTGTCTCGGCACCAAGCACCAGCAAACCAGCTTGCGAAAGCCCGCCTGGAACCGGCAGAATAGGGCCGTTACAGGCTGGAAAGGCATGGTAGCCAATTACGCCTCGGGTTGACCCGTAAGCGCCGCCTGAAACCGTTGAAAACGCGCTGTTTGCAATATGCTCTCGGCCGCCCCCAATTGCAGAATAGTCGCCGCTGGCCACATTTAACCGACCGCCCGCAACAACGCTGGAAAGGTTGTTTGCTTGGTTATCTATGCCGCCGCCAACAAACGAACTGTTGCCTGTGGCAAAGTTTCCTTGCCCACCTGCAACAACACTGTATGAAGCGGAAGCCTTGTTGTCATACCCGCCAGCAAGAAAGGAGTAGTCGCCGCTTGCAACATTTGCAGCGTTGAGCCTAAACCTAACTAAGTCAACCGCGTACGTCCCGCGCTTGTTGCCGCCAGCGGTTGTGCCGGTCGGCACTTGCGCAAGCAGCGCACCATTGCCTTTAGGCACCAGCGCCAAGTCTGAGTTTGCAGTTGGCGCTACAGGCGCCATCGACACTACGTTGACCGTAGCGTTGGGCGATGAGGACGACAACGCAAACGTGACGTAAGGGCTGACCGACGGCGCAGGGGGCGTTGGGTCGTTCAGCGTGGCGACCAGCGTGCGGGTGTCGTAGTTGTCTGCCGTGATGACAACGCTGTACACACCGTTGGCCGCAAAGAACAGAAACTTGCCGTCAGCGCCCGTGACAATCGGATTGGCCTGCGGGCTAAGAAGGTCTTGGTTAACGATGTAAGGCGTGCCGTTGCTTGCCAGAACCGTCGTTGAGAGCAGAGCCTGATCGCCATACAGCGTAGCAAGCGTGCCGTCGTAGTTGTAGACGAATACCTGCGCACCCGCAATCGGGCGGTTGCCGGAATCCGTTACGACGTCATAGTAACTCTGCATCCTTGGCCTCCCGGCGACGACGCGGGCGCAGTTCGTTCACTGGCTCGGGCTGTGACTCACCGGGAGTATAGCGCGACCAGCCGTTTTGTTCATCATACTCCGCTTCCAGGTCAGAGATGGCAACCTTCTCGCCGTGGCGCGGGTGACGCAGATAGATGATGGGCATAAAAGTCGGGGGCCGAAGCCCCCGCCAGGTTAGTTGCCGGCCATCACAACCCAATTCGTGCCGTCTTCGCAAACCAAGATCGCCCATGCACCAGCAGTTGCCGCCAGAATGGCGGTAGCAGCCGTATTAGACGTACGCGGTTTGACGTTCGACGACGCCGAGATCAGGGTGTAAGTGCCCGACAGATTTTTGACAAACAGAACACGGCCAATCTGATCAGTGCCTGACGGCAGCGTCACAGTAACATTTGCCGCAGAGCCGTTGGCAATGACAAAGTTTTCAGTTTCACCTAACGTGAAGCTAGCAGTCTTAGTCACAGGCGCGTTCAGATCCAGTTGCGTGCCGCTCAGTTTGCCGGTCACCGCCACGCTTGCGCCGGTAATGGCTCCGGTCACCGCCACGCTTTCAAACTCGGGGTCGCTGTACGCGACACCGACAGCCTTGGTATTAGGCATGATCGATCCTTTCAAAAATGCGCGGCCCGAAGGCCGCGCGATGCGTCAGGCCACGCCAACAGGTTTGTTGTTCGCTGCCATGTGCTTGCTTCTTTACGCGATCTTGTAGACCGTGTACGCACCCTCGGCCGTTTTGAGGAACCGGAACGCGGCGCTGGAGGTAATCGCCACCGCCACAAACGCATTCCCGCCGTCGGTCAGACCCGTTGCCGTTGCAAGCGTGACAGTACCGGACGACGTTCCGGTGTTCACGATGAACAGATCAAACGTGCTGCCGATCGTTGCATTCGGCAGCGCCGCGTCGATCAGCGCAGCGGTCGGCAGCGTGTAGGTCGCAGCCGAGGTTGAGGGGTTCGCTACCAGCATACCGCCCAAGATCTGAGCAGCAGACAGGGTTGCGGTCGCAGTAGCGGTTTGCGGCGCGTCCGCATAACCCATCGTGGTTTCAGCGCGGTTTCCCGCGCCAAGCTGATAACCACCAGCACCATTAGGAAGAGCCATGATTGTATCCTTTCAAATTAAATAGAAACGAGGCTAGTAGATCCCTACTAGCCTCGTATTAGACGTTAGCCCCAGAGGCGTACGCCCATTTGCGGACGGATGACCGAGAAGCCGTAGAGCACGTCAATACGGCAGGGCAGACGGTCATTGTTGATGTCGTATTGACGAACAATACGCATCGAGATGCCGTTATGCACTTGGCGCGAGGCCATGTCTACGCCTTGCGGCATCAGCAGGTCAGCGGTCGCAAACGTGATCGCATCTTTGTGATAGATCAAGTTTTGCGGGTACTGAGTGCTGGCGCTACCCAAGAAGGTCACCACAGCGCTGGCTTGCGGGAACGCATCAATCGTCGCAAGCGCATGGCCGGAGGTGTACATCGCGGGGCTGACGCTGACGGTGTACGCGCCGCCGGTGGCGGTTGCGTCCGCAGTGGCCACGAACTGTTGCAGGCTGCCGGTCGACTCACGAGTCTGCGGGTTGACAGCGTAGACGTTGGCAACGGTGAACACGTCACCTTGCTTGATCGTCTGCGTGCCAGTGCCCGTGATCAGGATCGTGGTTGAGCCTTGAGCCGTCACAGCGCTGGTCACCGTGTGCGAACCCGTGCGGGTGCCGGTGGTGTGCTGCTTGATCGACTGCGACATGCTGATCTCTTCAAAGCCCAGCACACCCTCGCCCATCAGGCCATTCTTGAACTGACGGCTGATGGTGTTGGTGGGGTTGAACAGACCCTTCATGCCTTCGACGAGGCCAGCGTTCGCAGCCGGGTTGACGGTGGAATAGCGGGGAGCCATGACCGCAGCGG